ATCTTCATACCGACCATGCACAGGCTTACCTGCTCAGCAGAAACCTCACAGCCGAGGATTACAGACCAAATCTGCGCCGCACGGGTAAAGTTATCAAGTGGATGCCCGTAGGCGTCCTGACGCTCTCCTGAGACCAATTCAGCCGCATACATGGCAATGTCTCTAGGGTCGTTCATAATAACTGGATGTCCGACACTCCCTGACTGCTCACTAGGAATGTCAGAACTCCCACATCCGCAATCTCCCCCGTTGATTGTCTCCACCATACGCTTCCCCCGTCGAGGGCTGGTGCTTGTAGCCATTTGACTCCTCCCCAATCCGCTAATTTGAATGAATGATAGTGACCAGTCACCAAGATGTCACAATCGCCGATTCTTTGGCGACCTAGTGTTTGGTCAGCAATCCACCTACGCAACTTACCTTCAACTCCCTGTCCCGAGCGAGCAAGGTGTCCGTGAGTGATGCCAATAATTTTTCCATGAACTTCAAGAGTCAAACTCAACTCATCTGTTGGAATTGCAAACTTAATGTGACCGTAGGCTTCAGGATTTGCTTGGAAGATTTCAGCAACGGACTCAACGAGTGCAACATCATCATTATCGCCAAGAGTCGTAAATGCTTTTCCATTCTTACGGTTCTCGCCATGATTTCCACCAATTGCCGCAACTGTTATGGAAGGAACAATCCTTGACCAACGAATAAGAGCATCACGCAAAAGGCGACGGGCAATCTTTACTTGGTCTCGTCTATCAACTTCAACTGTAAAGGTCTGAATGTCGTAATGACCATCGCATCCTTCAACTAAATCTCCGAGGCAAAGAACTGTAATTGAATCAATAGGACGACCCAGTTTCTTCAATTCTTTTAATCTGAACTCAACATCATCAATGGCTTGAAGCCAACGACCAACTAAGCCTTTGAGTCCATCACCATCTCGTTTTCCTGTCTGCCAGTCGGATGCACAAACAACTAAACTAGCCCCTCCCTCAATTGGTTTTCTTTCGCGGGGTTTGTGTTTCTTAATTTCTTGGATAAGAGATTCAATGTCGGCAGTTTCTTGTTTTCCTTTACGGATTACCTTGCCCTTCCATTGACGGTTAAGTACACCTAAAGTGTCTCCCCATACATTGAAAAGAACTGGCTCTACAACTGTGAAATGCTCAGGGTCTAATCCCCATAAGCGAAGAACTCCCGACCAATCAGGATGCGATTCGCCCTCCATTGGCTCAGTTGTAATTGTGCCTTCATCGCCTTGCCAACTCACCCCAGGCAACCATTCGGCTTGTCTTTGTCGTGGTTCAGTCTTTTGAACTGAAGCAATCTCTGTCGTTTTGAGGAGATTGTCTAAAGCATCATCAAGATTCAATTGGACACTTACATCCGTCTTTGCCGAATAACCTTCTACGATGTCTACGCATAACATCAGAGCCTACAGCAATGTCAAAGGTTGCTAACAATTCAACTAAGCGAGCCGAGTTAATCTTTTCATTCATCAATGCTTCTTTGAATTTACTTCGTGCTGGTTCGGGCAACTCATTTGTAATCTTTCTTACAGAGCAACCTTCTTGAACCTTCCAAACACCAACTAATTCATCAAGTGCGGATACGAACTCATCCTGATTTATTTTTGGATTTACAGCGGGGACAGCGGATACTCCACGGGCGCGTGGCGCTTTCGAAGAGGAGCCTGTCACATTTCCAGCATCGCTGGAACTCATCTGTTGTTGCGTTTCTGCCATACGGGTCTACCACTCTCTCTTGTGGAGCAGACTCCTCGTTTACATTCGCACTAGACATCGGAAATTCACCGAGATTAGCGGACGATACTTTGGGTCTACTCCTAATAAGTTTACTGAACCCATCGGTTCAATACGCATAATGTGTACCCCTGAGACCGAAGTTTCAAGCACCGACGCGAGCAAAATTCTAATCGTGTCGGCTTTGTCCCTAGCAGTTGGATAATCCTCTCGCCCCGCTCTACAGATTATCTGAATCATAGGGTAATCAATACGGATTCCGCCTGTTCCCATAGTGAAGGCTGGCGAACTGCCTGAGTTCTCATAAATAGCCACACAAGCATCAGGTGTTTCAGGAAGGGTGCCTAGAAAGATTGAGGTGCCTAAAGTTCCTTGGCTGGCATGAGCGCCGAAAGCGCTTGATGTGTTTTGAAGATAGTCACCGATAGATTCAAGAATTGTTGCCATTATGCACCTCTGCTTTTTAGAATGTGGACTATTCTACGCGCAATGTTATTTTGGATTTGAGCGAGAGATTCCATGAATGGTTGCTCAAGGTATTTAGCCTGAGTTGGCGGGTTGTGATAATTGCCAATAATTTCGTGGACATACAAGGCATAAGACGCGGCTGGACCACCATAAAAAATGTCTACATAAGTGAGTTTGCCAGTTCCTTGAGGAGCGCTAACTCCACCTGACCCGCGAAGGGCGCCTGTATCGACTGGGACAAGAATCTGTGATTTAGCGAAGATGAGGTTGGCTTCTTCCCAAATTGCTTGGGCAACTGCCTTTGGCGCCTCTAATTGAGCCGCTCGAAGAACTGCTTGCAACTCAACATCACCTGTGAGGGTGAATGTATAAACATTTGCCATGACTACCGCCCAAATCGTATGACGGTGTGATGCGCTCCGTTTTCATCTGCAAGGTTATCGACTGCATTTATTGTAAAAGTGTCCGCCCCTACAACCATCTTATGACCTACGGTAATTGAAGTAGCAGGTCCATAAGTAACAAATCTTCCGATGTCTACAACTTCAACACCTTGAACATCCTTAGATTTAATCGTGTCATAAATGAGGCGACCAGTAACGGTGGTATCACCGCTAAAAGTTGGCTTATTGTATTTATCAACTGAAGTCTTAGCAGTAAAAACAACTGAGTCTGTCATGAACTCAGCGACCTTAGAATAGATAGCGTCAGCCATGTCTACTCCTACTCAGGAACGCGTTGTTCGTAGTTGCTGTTTGGGTTATCGTGGATACCAGCGTAGAAATCTGTATTGAAGTCAGTAACATTTCTATCGTCGGTTGAAAGTAAACTGTTGGCATTAGCCTTCATTGTTGGAGGCGCTTTACGCATCTTGCGGTCAAGGAATGAGTTAGCAAGGTCTTGATACTGCTGGCTCTTTGCTGTGTAGGACTCAGAAACAGAAATGTCTCCAACGCTCTTTGATGTTGAATCCGCTAAACGGCTAAAGCGTGAGACTAAAGTTTCACAAGCCGCACGGCAGATTTCATAGACATTTGTTCCCCACTCAGAAATGAGGTAATCCAACTCTTCATCAGTAAACAAGACATCGGTTGAGTCTGTGTCATTGATGAGAAAACGCACCTTGTTACGGGTGCTTGTAGTTGGGTCTCCTGAGTAGGTAAAAGTCATTACATACCGCCAAGCATGAAGGCGATTGTGCGAACTGAATCATCAGTAGCCGAAGCAGATAACGGAGCATAGGTAGATGATGCAGAAGCGATAGTCAGATAGTCATTGAGTTCAGTATCGACATCGGTAGCCAAGTTGAGAAAGTCTGTGTGGACAGCAGGATTGTCACCTGCCGTTGGGTATCGTAAACCCTTGGATGTTGTACCTGCCATTAGACTGTCCTCAAAATCCAGTTATTTGTTTCTTCATCCCAAATGTAAAATTCATCATCGTTTTCTGCTTCAGGTGCAGGAAATGGTGGGTTCCACTTTATTTGTTCTGCATCAAATACCCACGCGCTAAAAGGTTTTGCAGGTATGAAAATGTCTCTCTCTTCATCATAGGTATCCCCAAGCCCAGCAAATTTATTTCTAAAATTAGAATTGTAGGATGTTTGAATCCAACGACCACCTAGATTATCAACTAACCATTGATAGCCTTCATCGCCGTTGGGGTCGTTGTTATCTCCAACAGTTACACGAACAACAACATTATTTTCATCGATTTCTGCCCAATGGCTCATTTTTTACTCCTTATCTATTAAATCGTAAATCATGGTGTTAAATAACGGATTACAACAATGCCTGAACCGCCAGCGCCTCCTGCTGATGGAGGGCGTTGAGCATTTGTTGGATTGCTGTTTGAGCCAGCACCGCCACCGCCTCCGCCTGTGTTTGCAGTTCCCGCGCTTCCCGCTGTGCTTTCAAGATTTCCATAACGCGCTGGACCTCCTGCACCGCCTCCACCTGCGACTCCTGCTGTTCCACCTTCAGACCAGTTATTCGCTGGCGAGCCAGTTCCACCTGAGCCACCACCTGCATAATAAACATTTGAGCCAGTTCGGTATGCGTTTTGTTCTCCGATACCGCCTTGACCACCAGTAGTTCCTACTGCGTAACCTCCAACAGCACCTTTTCCACCGCCACCTTGAGAACCCATGTTAGTAACAGCAGATTGATTTCCTGTACGAGCGCCACCGTTATTACCTTGGGATGGTGATGTTGAAGGAGTATTTCCTGCTCCAGCGTCTCCACCACCTCCAGGAGAAGAACCACCACCTGAACCACCAGCGGCACCACCTGTGCCTAGTGCTTGGCTTCCACCAAAACCACCACCTGTGGATGTATAACCAAAAGCAGTAGAGTCGCTTCCGCTTGTACGGGTTGGAGCGGCATCCGTGTGTGAGGGTCCTCCAGCACCAACGACAATTGCATAAGTTCCAACTGCGTTACTGAATGAGAGAGTACGCATACCTCCCGCACCACCGCCACCGCCTGTTTGAATACCGCCTGTGCCAGCACCATAACCAACATTGCCTGTACCGCTACCCGCACCACCTCCTGCAACAAGGAGAACTTCTAAGGTTGTACTTGAGCCGCTTTGTACAAAACTTCCGTTGCTTTCAAATGTATGAACTGTGTATGCACCAACCGTAGTTTTAGTTCCACCAGTTGTGCTTACAGGTGTTGCAGTTGTAATTGAATTTGACGCACTTGACGCGCTTGATGTTCCATTGGCATTAGTAGCAGTTACGGTAAATGTGTAAGAAGTGCTTGCCGTTAAACCAGTAACAGAGATTGGAGAGGTTGAATTAGTCGATGTAACTGAACCTGGTGAAGATGTTGATGTAAAAGTAGAAACTGTTTTTCCACCAGTAGCGCCAGCCGTAAATGCAACTGTTGCTGTTGTTGTTCCAGTTTGTGTAGCAGTTCCGATTGTTGGAGCCTGTGGAACTGTTGTTGCTGTAATTGCAGATGAGGCAGATGAGGCATCAGATGTCCCAACTGAATTTGTAGCC